GCCTCGTACACCACGCCGTCAACGGTCACGTCCTCGGTGAGGGCTATCTTGTCACCCTTGGCGGGTGTGTCGGGGAACTTGGCGGCAGACACTATGCTGTTGATGATGTCTGTCTTCATCATCTCCGCCATCTTGTCCTCTGGGCCGACAAGTATGGAGTTATAACCACGTAGGGCAATACAGTCGGCCTCGTAGCGGATATAACGCTTGGCATCGCGTATCTCGCCACTGCCCTTGCTCATGTCGTTGGTGGTTTCCTTCAAGCCAATCTTCACGTAACGACGTGCGCCCTTCAAGTCGGTGATGACGATGAAATCCTCCATGTGCAGAAGGTCGAGCGTCGGGTCATAGATGAAGTCGATGTTGCCGAAGGTGTCGGTGAAACGCTTGAACGTCAAGTCCATGTTCTTGTGGTCGCTCATGGTGACGCGCTCGTTGTCGGGACGCTTCATCAGCTCCAACCGCTTCATTGCGTTCTTGCCGCCGAAGGCATAAGCTTGGTCATTCTCCGCAAATTCGGTGAACTGCAAGCTGGAGAGTGCCACGAGGTCGGCGGGCGTGTACTCGTCGCCGATAGCGTAGAAGTTGGTCAACTGGCGAAGGATACCGTCAGAGGTGTAAACATACTCCTCCGAACCATCTTGGTTACGAGTCAAGAAACGGCTCTTGACACCCTTCCAATATGTGCGCTCGGCACGTAGGTTGTACTTGATTACAGCGTCCTCCTTGATGTCGCGCACCTTGAGGGGCTGCTTCTTCTTCACCTTCTCGTAGTCCTCGGTGAACACGATGTTCAGAAGTTTCTTCTGCACGTACACCTCCTTCTCGCGGGGCTGATAGTTCTCGGGCGGTGACATGAGCTGGCTCTCACTGCCTGCCGTCGCGCCACAGAGAAGTACCGTGCCAGCTGGAATTGCGGGACAAGTCATGCTGTCGAGGTAGTCGGAAGTCTCGCCTTCCACCTTTGCTGGACCATTGATGGCCATCATGGTCGCGCCGGTCTCGTCGGCTGATGTGACGAAGAGCATAAGCTCACCGTCGACGACGGTCTTGCTGCCCCTCTTGTAGCCAGGTACGCCCACGGCGAATACAGTCGAGCCTTTGTAGAAGGGACGTAGGTTGCCATTGAAGTTCGACTTCAGCACCTTGATGGTGTCACCTGCCGCAATGTCGGCTATGACCTCGCCGTCCAACGTCTCGCCACCCACGCGCATGTGCTTGATAGACCAGTTGCTCACGTTCACCTTCTTTGACACTTGACGCGCAATGGAGAGCATGGGGGTCTTGAATGGGTAGAATTTGGTGATTTCGTTGTCCCATTCGTCATCAAGCATACCACCACGGTCAAGTTGGGTGCTTGACGCTTGAGTGCCGTCAAGGCTTTGGCCGTCCTGCTTGCCACCAGGACTCTTCCTGTCGTTGGCGCTTGGGTCTATGGGGTCGGTTGAGCCTGGGTCACTAGGTACGTTGTCGGGTCCTTCCGCGCCTATCACGGCCTCGGCCATCGCGAATGCACCACCAAAGGCGAGTGACATTACGCACAAGAGAAAGCTTATAAGCAGGCTGTTCTCTGTTGCAAATCTTTTCATTTTGTTCATCTTCTCTTTTAATTATATGATTATCTATTATTCAATGTTCATTCTTTCAAGTCATCGAAGAAGCCCTCTTTCTTCTTCGGCTCTCTAGGAGCGGGACTGCCGCCTTGTCCTAGTGTCGGTGGAACGTCGTTGGGTTGTCTGAGCTTGTTATGTATCTTCTCGTTGCGAGCTTGCATCGCGCCTTCCTGCTTTGCGGACGCAATGTCGTTGTCGTAGTTGTTTGCCTTGATTATCATCTTCCACGTGTCTGCGCTGACCTGTCCATTCAGTGCAGGCTCGATGATGCCCTCGAAGAAGTCAACCCACAACTGCCCGCACGCCTCATCGTTCAGACCATACTCTTCCTGCAAGCTAGATAGCATTTTGGCACTCTCCTGTAGGTTGGTCGTGCGTTGCTCTGCCTCCTTCTTGCCCTTGAGCTGCCCTTCTTGATACTTCGCAATGCGTTCCGAAACTTCCTTCGCATACTTCTCGTCAGAGAGTGCCTCGGCAATGTCAATACCGTTGTCGGCCATCCAAGTGATGGGGTTTAGGTCGGGATGCTCGCGCAAGTCCATCAGCATCTTAGCCGTCCATGGGTTCTCGTCGAACACTCTCGATAGCTCCTTGCCGCTATCGCGATACCTGCGGTAACGCTGTCTCTCCTCGCTCATCCTGCCATAACGCGCCTCCTTGTCCTCAAAGTCGATGTCGGGGTTGTCCTCGCTGAACATCGCGGAGTAGGCATCGCGGTTGGGGCGTGACGAGGGAGCTTGCTCCCCTCCCTGCATAGCTCCAGCCGCCGTGGCCGTCGTGTCAGTGGTCGGATTTTTCTTTTCGTCCTTTTTCATATCAATTTAAATTAGTAAGCGCAAAGTAAACGAATGAATATGATTTATCATCGGTAACGTGCCAATGTGTGTTAGTGTATGGCACGTTACCAACGACAACTGTCATTACAGAGCTAATTTTGCGCAAAACAAGAATGATGGCAAAGTCAAAGAAGATATATACCCTGCAAGAGGCCATACCCTTCGGTATGGCCAAGCCACAAGCACATGCCTCGCGAAGGCATGGCAGGAACGTCGCGTTGCTGGAGCGGTGCTATCAGGCATGGAACAATTTGGAGAATGTCAGAAAGACACGCGACCGCGTCATCGACTACTGCTATGGCGACCAATGGGGCGAAATCGTGGAATATAAGGGCGGTACGTACACGGAGCGACAACTGCTGTACAGGAGGGGAAGCGTGCCACTCACCAACAATCTGATGATTTCCATACTCAACAGTCTTGTCGGACTTTATTCCAAGCAGGGAGCAGAGCCTGTGTGTTTCGCACGCACGCAGGACTCGCAATGGCTGTCCGACCTCATGAGCGCGACGATGCAGTCCAACTGGCAGGATACACACATGGGCGACCTGTTGAAGCACGCCTTTGAGGAGTATCTTTGCAGCGGTGTGGCGTTCATGCGCGAGAGCTATGAGGAACGTGACCAATTGTTTGACGCTTATACAGACTCCTACGATTTGCCCTTTGTGTTTTGGGAAGGCGGTAACGATGCTCGCCACAACGACCTAGACCTAGTGGGCGTGTTGCATGACATCTCGCCCGATGAATTGTTCTTCCGTTTCGCAAAGCCCGAGTATGGACTGACGAAGGCCGACCTGGAGGAGTTTTATCATGTTGACAGCTCGCACATCTTCCGCCACACTAGTGGCGTGCAGTATAACGACCGAAACAAGGATAGCTACATCACGTTCTCGTCGCCTGCCGAACTAGGCAAAGTGAGGGTCATTGAGGTGTGGTATCGCGACACCAAGGAGCGTTATCAGTGCTACGACCCTATCGCCACCAACAGTGACGAGGCCTATTTCCGCTGTGAGCCGAGGGACATCAAGGGCATGGTGGACGACATTAATGCTCAGAGAAGGACTCTGTATGAGGAAGAGGGTGTTCCCGAGGAGGAGCGGGCATACATTCAGAAACGCTTGATTGTCGACCTCTATTGGCAATATTGTTATATGACTCCCGACGGCGACGTGTTGTGTGAGGGTGAAACGCCATACGACTTCAAGTCGCATCCGTTCACGCTGAAGCTCTATCCGTACACCAATGGCGAGATACATCCCTATATGGGCAACATCATAGACCAGCAGAGGCTCATCAATCGTCAAATAGTCATGCATGACATGGCCACTCGTTCGGCGGCAAAGGGTGTTACGCTCGTCCCAAAGGAAAACTTGCCCGACGGAATGTCACCGCAGGACTTCGCCGACGAGTTCACGTCCTACGATGGCATAATATTCTACGATACCAACAAAGTAAACCCCGACTTGCGGCCAGAGATTATCACATCTAACGCGACGCAGATAGGCACGACGGAACTCCTGCAACTGGAGATAAGCCTTATCAACCAAATTTCAAACGTGCAAGGTGCTTTGCAGGGCAAGACTCCTACGGCAGGCACGTCCGCATCGCGCTACGCACTGGAGACGCAGAACGCATCCACGGCTGTGTACTCTCCTTTCTTTGATTTTACCTCGCTCGCTGAGATGGTAGCACACAAGAAATGTTCCATCATCAAGCAATACTATCCCGATGGCAAGCTGATACTCAACAACAATAATCGTGACATACAGGTCTATGACCGTATGAGCGTGCAGGACGTGATGTTCAAAATCAGCGTCAAGGAGGCTGGTGCAAGTGCCGCATATCAGACGCAGGCAAATGACATGATGGAGAAGCTGTTGCAGATGGGCAGAATAAGCACCGAGCAATACTTGCAGAATGTCAATCTCCCGTTTGCGGATGAGCTGCTGCGCGACGTACAGTCCGAGCAGGCACGACAACAGGCGGTGGCACAGCTGCAACAGCAGGTGAACGAACAGGGTGGCGCTGACATGCAGCAGGTGGCGCAAGCCCAACAGCAGTTAAACCCTCAACAGCAGTAGCAGTATGGCAGGAACGATGACAACGGTAGAGATAACGGTTACATACAGCAACGTGCGCTCTCGCACGCTGCGCAACCTCTCGGTCATAGGCAAGCGGGCTTATAGCTCCGATGGCAAGTCCCTGTTCGACAAGGTGACCGTAAGCACCAAAGAGGAGGACTTGTTGCAGGACTTCATACGCACGGCTGCACAGGACATAATATCCGCATTGGGGCGCAATGTGTCGTCGCCAGTCGTGGACGATGCAAAGGCCACGTTCTCCGTGAGGTGTGATGCCGTGCAGTCGGTGGTGATAGGTCACAGCGTCATCGACTATTGCGTTTTGGCAACGGTCGCGTCATACATAGCTACCTATTACCCACAACAAGCTAGCCCATACATACAGGCGGCTCACGACGCGCTAAACGACGTGGTAAACATCTGCCACACGAGGGACGTGCCAGTCACGACTTCTGATTATTCACAAATTTCAACTAGTATACAATGAGCAAAAAAATCACATTCACGCTCCTGGTCGGTCTCATGCAGGAGACGGTTGTCAATGAGACATACAAAAGAGGTGAGATTGTAAAGGCTACCGACGAGAAGGCTACCAAGCTGGCCTTCCACGAGCAGGTGGATAGTGACAATTACCAAAAGAAGTTGCTCGACCGCAACATGTTCGCTGCCGTTGAGGAGGTAAAGACGCACATCGCCGACTTCCTCTCCAACAATGACACCGACACCGACGTGACCACCACGTATCAAGCAGCCGACACGGCCAACAACGTGCCCGAGGGCATCGTGTTCGTCATAACGGTGTCGGGGCGGTACAACAAGGCATACGCGCCAACGCTCTCGCGCATGGTCATGAAGTACATCGAGGACTACATGATTATGAACTGGTGGGTGGACATCGACAGCGGACTGTTCCAGACTTACCAAGGACAGATTGCCGCCGACATCGTGGCCATCAACAGGTGTTTCCACAAGACCGCACCAACTAGCAATGGCGACTACAGCACGCTGGATGTAACAACGGCATAAATAATACTAGCTACACATGTCACAAGTAATCAAGATTTCGCTCTCTATCGGTCTCATTCGTGAGACGGTAGAGAACGAGACTTACCACAGAAGTAAGTTTGACAAGGCCACTAAGGAAGGAGCGGCGTTCCTTGCGTACCTAGAGGCGGCGGAAACGGACGAGACGTATCAAGGCCGCATCTTCGCACGTGACATGTACGCCGCCATCGAGGAGGTAAAGACGCTCATAACTGACTATCTCAACAACATCGGGTGTGACACGGCAAGCAATGTGCAGAGCGAGACCGTGGGCGACAATGTAGTCATGCAGATTGAGGTGTCGTCACGTTTCAATAAGTCAATGTCTGCACCGCTTGCGCGTACCATCTCCAAGTACATCGAGGACTACACGCTTGCGCTGTGGTGGTCATCCATCAATGTCGACCTCATGAAGATATACCAGGAGCATGAGGCCAGGGACATCATTGCCATACAGCGGTGCTTCAACAAAGTGCCGCCCATACAACCCGACACTCTCTATGCCACATATGTCAGGACCGATGCCGACAGTGTGACCATCGATGTGGGTGAAAGCTATGTGCTGCCATACACAGTAGATTATGGTGCTATTGACGACATCTCCGCAAGCGTGGCCGATGGTGACGTGTGCCGCGTGACACGTCGCTACGATGGCTTTGTGATACACGCCTTGAAGGCAGGCGAGACAACCCTGCTGCTTGCCTCGGCTCACCGTTCCGACGTGAAGGCGGAAGTCACAGTAACGGTGGAAGACCCAAACGCATAAAAAGGCTATTGGCATG